ACCCAAGCACGTCGAATCGCTGGCCGACTCCATGACCGCCGGTCATTGGCAATGCACACACGAGGGAATCGCGTTTGACACCGCCGGCAGCCTCATTGATGGGCAACACCGATTGTCGGCCGTCGTTAAAAGCGGTTGCACCATCACGTCGCTGGTGTTTCGCGACTGCGAGCCCGGCACCTTCCACGTCATCGGTGATGCAAGCCGACGCACCGCCGCCGACGTGTTGCACCTGGCCGGTGAGTTGAACACCAACAAGCTCGCTGCCGCTGCGAACTTCGCAGTCATCGGGAGCGCTGCGCGTCATGCGTCGAAGACGGAGGTTTGTTTGTTTGTGAAAGGCAAACACGGACCCCTGCTTCAAAAGATGATTCTCGGCGACAGCATACCGAGCGCAGTTATTGGCGCCCTGTCTCGTGCAGTCCGTGCCGCCGTCATCAGCGAGGCCGATGCCTTGAAGTTCTGCGACGAGTACCGCCGTGGCTCATGGGATGGACCAGACTCAGCGACGTGCATCCTGCGGTTGTCCAATGACCGCAACAGCCGCCGGGGACGAGCGCAGTACCCCTATGCCGTTCGCGCTATCATGCTTTTCGCCACCGGCGAAAAGGTTGCTCGCCTCTACGCCGCTACCGAAGACTTCAAGGTGCTGTCATGAAATCAAAGAAGGGGACGACGTCAGCCGTCAAAACGACATACAAGCGAAAAGGCAGAGGCGCAGGAGCACCGCCGTCAAACCTTCTCGACGCAATCAACGCTTTGCCAAAACCAACAAAGAAAGAAACACCATGACCCTGACCATCTACAAGGAACTGATTCAAGGCTCGCCGGAATGGCTGCAGGCTCGCTGCGGATTGCTCACGGCCAGCGAGATGAAGCACATCGTCACGCCCTCGAAGCTCAAGGCCGCCGACAACGACAAGAGCAGGTCTCACCTGTACGAGCTGCTCGCCCAGCGTGTCACGCAGTACGTCGAGCCGACGTACGTCGGCGAGCACATGCTGCGAGGTGAGGCCGACGAGGGTGAGGCCTTGAACATTTACGAGGATGCTTACGAGCCTGGGCACCGCGTCGGATTCATCACCAACGACCGTTGGGGATTCACCCTCGGGTTTTCGCCTGACTTGCTTGTCGGTGAGCACGGGTTCGTCGAGGTCAAATCACGCATTCAGCGTTTGCAGGTGCAGACCATCCTCGCCGCGCAAATGCCCGACGACTTCATGCTGCAGGTGCAGACCGGGCTTCTCGTCAGTGAGCGCAAATGGTGCGACTTCGTGAGCTTCTCGGCTGGGCTCCCGATGTTCACGAAGCGCGTCTTTCCCGACGAAGAAGTCCAGGCAGCCATCATCGCCGCAGCGGCAAAGTTCCACGAACGCCTCGACGAAGAATATGCGAAAATCGTTGAACGCATGAGCGACCCCGACTATCGGCTTATCCCCACCGAACGCCGCGACGATACCATCGTCATCTGACCACCACGAACACACACGACACCAGGAGCACACATGACCGGCATCGACCTTGGCGCAACCATCGCGCCCAAATCCGACCAGTTGAACGCCGACGACCTCATCGTCGGCCCTCGCACCATCCTCGTCACCGCCGTGAAGGCGCGCGCGTCGACGGGGCAGGGTGACCAACCCGTCGCCGTCCACTTCGAGGGTGACAACGGCAAGCCCTACCTGCCCTGTAAGAGCATGAGGCGCGTCCTCGTCCACGTCTGGGGCCGCGATGGTGGCGCCTACGTCGGCCGCTCGATGACGCTCTTCCGCGACGAGGCTGTCGTCTTTGGTGGTGCCGCCGTCGGTGGCATCCGTATCTCTCACATGAGCGAACTGGCCCGCCCCGTGACGCTCTCGCTGACCGCCTCGAAGGCATCGAGAAAACCCTACGTCGTGCAGCCGCTGGTCGTCGCGACGGCCCCGGTGAAGAAGGCCGCAAGCGCCGAGGAGAAACGCGCGAAGGCCCAGGCGACTCTCGATACCATCCTCGCCGACATCGCCATCGCCGAGGACATCAACGCCTGCGCCGCCAAGCACGCCGATATGGTGGCGCGCATCGCCGCCGTCATCCCCGACGCCCCCGCCATCGTCGCCGCCGCCGTCGTCGGTGGCTGGAAAAAAGACTGACCGCTCGCCCGCATCGCGTGGCCCCGGCGACACGGGGCACCTTCAACACGACCACCAGGAGCAACACACATGACCGAAGAGCTTTTCCCCATCGTCGCCCACGACGCCGACCGCGAGCGCATCCGAGCCCGCGCCCGCCTCGCCCGCGACGTCCTCGCCGACCTCGAGGAGGCCGCAATCAGCGCCGCGAGTCGGCACGGCCACCAAGTCGACGCGCTGAAGACCGAGCTGGCCGAGGCTCAGCGACAACTGGCCACGCCCTCGCTGCCGTTTCCGTCGTCGATGGCTGTCGGCCTCGATGATATCCGCACCATCCTCGCCGAGGAGACACACACGACGGTGCAGGAGCTGCTCGTCGTCGAGGACGGACAGGTGCAGGTTGTCGACAGCCTGCACCAGCTGCTCGCGCACATCATCGCCGTCGAGACCGCGTGGCCCGCAGCTGCGGCCGAGAGCCTGCGGATGTCGCTCGCCTGGACGCAGCAGCAGTTGGCCGAGGCCCGGCGCGCGCACAACGCCAGCGTCAAAGGCGCCACCGACAACGCCGACGCCGACGCCGATATGTGGGACGAGGAAATCACGACGCTGACCGGCAAGGTGCGCGCGCTGGCCGAGGCTGTCCGCCCGGTGAACGGCGCCGCCGCCGAGATTGCTGCCCGTTGCGACGTCGGCGCCGCCATCGATGTCGTCGCCCAGGCCGTGACAGAGCTGGCTGGTCAAATCGTCGACGGTGGGAGAGGTGAGACGGCGAAGGCACTGGCCCGCGAGCAGGCCAACGGCAACCAAATCGAAAACGAGCTGCAGGCCATCGAGGCCGTCTGCGAGTCCGCCGGCATGCCCGCCAACGTCGAACGCGAGGACATCCCCGCCTGGCTCGCCGAGCACCTGACGACTCGCGTCGAGAAGAAGGCGAAAGCGAAGCGCAAGGCGAAGACCATCCCTGCCGACGACGTGGGAGAGGGTGAGGTGGGCGATGAGTGAGCAGCTCACACTCGGCGGGGGAGTCCTGCCGACGGGCCTTGTCGTTGCGTTTGGTGCCCACGAACTGCGCGCGAAACGTCGACCCAGCATCCTGACCGCCCGCTCCGTCATCAACGAGCGCGGTCGATGGTGGCTCGAACTTATCGTCGACGGAAAACGACACTTCGCCCTGGTCAACCGCGTCGACCTCGACGTCGCCGCCGCCGACCTTTACCATATGGTCCACGGGGAAGCCCCACCATCACGAGGTGACGCATGAGCGACGAACCAAAACCCCGATGGGTTCTTGTGTGGGATGACGACGACACTCTGCGCCCGCCGGCGCTCCCCGTCCGGTGTCTCGAAGACGAGCTGATACCGCCCGAGACGTACGCCGACCTTGTGGCGAAGGCCGCATACGAGCGAAAGAAAACCATCGCGCAGCGAGCGAAGGACACGCAGGCGAGCAAGGAACGAAGCAGGCAAAGACGAGCAGACGAGAAGGCGCACATGCTCGCGATGAAGCTGCGCCACATTTGAGCGCAGCAGGAAGCGACGGGGTTGGCGTCATTGCCGCCCCGTCGCTTCTCTGGCAACTACGAGCCCCCAACCGAACACAGACCAACCAGCGCACGCACACACGACACGCGTGCGCACCACGACGAGGCACCCCCAGTGAAGTACACCCAGCAATCAATCGACGACGTCAAGCGAGCGTCGTCGATGGCCGCCGTTGCCCGCGTCTTCTGCCAGAAGGTCAAACACGAGCACGGCCCGCACTATTCGGCCGTCTGCCCATTCCACAAGGACACTTCCCCATCCCTCGACATCGACGACGGGAAGGGCGTTTACATCTGTCGCGCGTGTGGCGCCGGTGGCGATGCGCTGACGATGCTCGAACGCCTGCGCGGCGTTGGGTTTGTCGCCGCCCTCGAGGAGTTGTCGGCCATCGCAGGCGTACCCCTACAAGAGGTAGCCGAGGAGACCCCGCGCATCGTCGCCGAGTGGCACTACCTCGATGCCGATGGGGCCCGGGTGTACTCGGTGAAGCGCTGGGAACCCGGCCGGGGCCGCGATGGTAAATCCAACGGCAAGCGAAAGAGCTACTCGCAGCACCAGGCCGACGGGTACCCGGGCAAGGCCTCGGTGCAGTTGCCCTACCGCCTCCCGCAGCTCGTCGCCGCCCGGGCCTCGGGTGCCTTCATC